GAAGAAAAATGAAAACAGTATTTAAAGTAGGAATGGAGGTTTGGGATAAAACAATATCTCCAAACAAAGGTAGGGTTATAGAAGTCTTTACAGACGCTAAATTTGATTTCCCTATTAAAGTTGAATTTGAAAATGATATAAGAGCTCGGTATACAAATAAGGGATGTTTTGTCAAAAGTGAAGGAGTATTACCCACACTGTCCACCACAGATTATTCTTTAGAACTGAAAGGCTTTGAGCAAAAAGCACCTGCACCAACGTTTGAGGAAGTGTTGGTTAATTGTGATAAAAGATATCCACCTAATATCAGAGCAGATGTAGATTATAAAGAAATTTATCCCACAAAAGAATTATCTGACGCTGCTGAAGCAATAAGGAGGTTACTTTTTCTAAGAGACTACTACAACGAAGGTTGGAAACCTGATTGGAGTAATGAAAATGAAATTCATTTTTGTATAAGGGTTAAAAACAATTCGATAACTGTTGGTAATAATTTGAATATAAATAACTTTAATGCAATATTGGTTTTTAGGGATTACATAACCAGAGATAAATTCCTCAACGAACAAAGGGAATTGATACAGATAGCAAAACCTTTATTATAACTATGGAAATACAAGGACGAATTAAAACAATATTTGCTACTGAAACAGTAGGGCAAAATGGCTTTCAAAAGCGTGATTTAGTTATCACCACCGATGGGCAATACCCACAAGATATTATCATTCAATTTAAGCAAGGCAATTGCGCTTTGTTGGATAACTTGCAAATAGGACAAATAGTTAAGATACATTTTAACCTACAAGGAAGAGAATGGACAAGTCCGCAAGGTGAGGTTAAGTACTTCAATACGGTTGTAGGTTGGAAGATTGAGTTTGTACAACCTATGCAGCAATACCAGCAGCCTATGCAATATCAGCAAGCCCCACAAGGGTACGTACAGCAGCCGCAATATGCGCAACCTGCCTACCCACAACAAGGGCAACCGCAATATCAGCAGGGCCAAATGTTTAACAATTACGGACAAGCACCCGCACAAGGGGACGGCATACCGTATTAGTAACATAAAATTTTATTATAATGAGAAAAATAAAAAGAACAGAATTAGATAGCTATGAAGTCTATATATTAGGCTTAACTATTTTAGGAAAAAATACAGAAGATGAAGAAAAAATTGATGAAGATTATTTCTATGATGCTTTTGTAAATGCAGGCATTGAAATTGATTTTGATAGTTTTAAAGAAATCGTTTGTAGGTTATTTCCTTTGATTGATGTAGCTAAATCACCCTTAACAAAGAAAATATATAAAGGATTTTCTAAGGACAAAGAAGGGTTTAAAGAATGGTTAATTAAGGAGGAAATGTAATTATGACAAAAGCAATAATCGTCCTGGTGTTAGTCCTTGACCTCCTTAACCTCCTTTGTCTGATAATTCAAAGGGAATATGACAAAGCTACTTGTACCATAGTAATAGCTATATTACTCTGTCTATCAATCAAAGACTGTGGATATGAAGATGATTGATTGCCTTTTAGCAACTTAAAAATAAAGACAAAATGGAAGCACTAAAAAAAGAGGCTAAAGATATTCAAAATTACTTAGAGATTAGTTGCTCGGATAACCCAGATGAAATGGTGGAACGTATTAAAGAGTTGTCGGTATATATGGCTCGTAGTGGAGAAATGTTAGCAAAGGCAAAGTACCTCTACAACCAACGCACAACGGCTGAAATTACAAAGACTATCATAGCCATAGCAAAGGAGCAATATCTATCAGCAACGGCTCAAAATGCCTTAGTTAAGGGCATCGCTCAAGAGGAACAATTCCTTGTAGATTGGTTGGAGCGTATTAACCGTACTTGTACGCATCAGATAGAAGCCCTTAGAAGTCTATTGAGTTATGAGAAAGAGAATTTAAGAATAGCAAAAACGGGGTATTAAGCAATTTTTACCTCTTGTTAAGCAAGGATAAAAACAAGTTATAAAACACTGAATATCAAAGTGAAGATATAAATAAGTAAGTTTTAAAGTAAAATAAGCAATGAAAAAAGAAACAGTAAGCCGATTTAATGAGAAAATAATGACTTCCAACGACCTCTCATTATTGAAAGGCAATGAATCTAAGTATCTAATGAATAGTCTGTACAGACATTGGAAAGAAGATTTTACAGACGAGGATACTGGGGAAGTCGTAACCATAGAACGAAAAGAACTCATTATTTCTAAGGGCGAAGAATTAAACGATGAGAATTTTCAAACCATAGACTTTTTTATCAAGAGTGGGGAACTTAACATTAAAGATGTACGATTAAGTTCAATACAACGCACTGCAGATGCTGTATTAGGCAACAGTACTATATGGATAGCGGTAGTGGAAATCTCTCGAAAAAAAAGAACGTTCTACCTATATGCTAACAGCATAGATGTAGCAAGGGTAATTATAACTGACTATATCGAACAAAATTACATTGGGTTTTATGAAATAAAATCACTCAAAGAGCAGCAGTATTTTACCCTTGTATCGTTGGCAAAGAAAAACAGCGATGAGGATCAAAATAAGTTCTATCAGATAGAGGTAGAAATAATGGTAAATAAAGAATCTTACCCAATGCGCTTTTTAGTGAAAGCACCTAATGCAGAAGAAGCAAAAGTACTAAGCGAGGCGTTTTATGAAACTTATATGCGTGTGGCTGATGATGATAAAGAATTACCTCCTTACACAATGACCTTGTTATCGGCAAAAACGCTGAATGTAGAGGCGGTAATAGACCACCAGTTTTGCAAGGAATATATAGATAAAAGCAAAGAAACGTTGTAATGTAGCCATTGTGTACCCCGATAGGCAAGCACTCACGTTCGATCCGTGAGCGGGGGCTAAATTAACAAACCGATTTGAAGGAGATTGAGTGCGCATAAATCTTTATCAAATCTCTAATTTCAAATCAAAATGAATGAGTATCAGTATCAAGAGTTTTTAAAGAACAAAATCAAAATTGCTCCTAAACAAGGGTTTCCTTGTAGCCTTGATGAGATTAACCCACGAATGAAGCCCCACAATCGCCTTATGGTAAAGTGGATGGTCGAAGGCGGTAGGCGTGCTTGTTTTGCTTCCTTTGGGCTTCACAAGACCGTTACCCAGCTGGAAGCTATTAGGGTAGTCCTTCAAAAGTTAGGAGGAGGCAAAGGACTAATAGTTTGTCCGCTATCCGTACGACAAGAGTTTGTCGAAGACGCTAAGAACATTCTCGGCTGGGAGGTAGCCCCTAAATTTATACGCCGTATTGAGGAAACAGACGATAAGGACGGTATCTACCTAACCAATTATGAAAGTGTCAGAGATGGCAAATTAGACCCTCGACACTTTCAGGTAGCAAGCCTTGATGAGGCGAGTATCCTCAGAGGCTTAGGAGGCTCTAAAACATTCCGTGAGTTTATGAGGTTATTCACAGGCGACGCTGGTCCTATGCAACAGCGTAGAGGGGCTGACAATATCAAATACCGATTTGTAGCCACGGCCACTCCCTCCCCTAATGATTATATAGAGTTATTAGCGTATGCTGACTTCTTAGGGGTAATGGACGTATCACAAGCCAAAACACGCTTCTTTAAACGTGATAGTACCAAAGCAGACAAACTCACTTTGCACGCTCATAAAGAAGAGGAATTTTGGTTATGGGTGTCCTCTTGGGGACTTTTTGTTACAAAGCCTTCTGATATTACCCAAAACGAAGCAGACGATATGGGCTACATACTCCCCGACTTAGATTTGCGTTGGCACGAAATACCTACTAATCACGAAAATGCAGGAGTAGAGAAAGACGGTCAAGGAAAGTTATTTAAAGACACTGCACTGGGGCTACAACAATCAGCACAAGAAAAACGAGAGTCATTAGACGACCGTATCGCTAAAATGTTAGAACTACGTGCTGAAGACCCTGAAGCACATCGTGTAATATGGCACGACTTAGAGAGCGAGCGCAAAGCAATTGAAAAGGCTATCCCAACACTAAAATCAATATATGGCTCTCAGGATTTTGAAAAGCGTGAGGAGATAATAAAGCAATTCTCTTATGGCGAGTTGCAAGAGTTAGCAGCAAAACCCGTGATAGCAGGCTCAGGGTGTAACTTTCAGCGGTATTGCAGTTGGGCAATATACTTAGGGATAGGCTATAAGTTTAACGACTTTATACAATCTATACACCGCCTGCAACGTTTTCTACAGAAGAACGTGGTGCGAGTAGATTTAATCTATACCGAAGCCGAGCGCAACGTGCGTAAAACCTTAGAAAACAAGTGGAAAAACCATAATAAACTCGTAAAGAATATGACGGAAATAATTAAAAAATACGGACTATCTCATTCTGAAATGGCGCAAGTACTTACGCGCAAAATAGGTGTGGAGCGTATTGAGATAAAAAATGATTACTACCACATAGTTAATAATGACAATGTAGTAGAACTCAATCCTAATGAAAACCCCTACGCACTAAAAGACAACAGTGTAGGGCTTATCCTTACCTCAATACCCTTCAGCACCCAATACGAGTATTCTCCTAATTATGCTGATTTTGGACATTCTGAAAGCAATGAGGAGTTTTTTAAGCAAATGGACTATCTCACCCCTAACTTATTCAGAGTACTGCAACCTGGTAGAATAGCTGCCATACACGTAAAAGACCGTATCGTACCAATGGGGCTATCAGGAATGGGGGTACAAACCGTCTACCCTTTTCACGTAGATTGCATACAGCACTACACCAAGCACGGCTTCGCCTATATGGGTATGAAAACCATTGTTACTGATGTGGTTCGTGAGAACGGTCAAACCTACCGCTTAGGGTGGAGCGAACAATGCAAAGACGGTACTAAAATGGGGGTAGGAATGCCTGAATATCTCTTACTATTCAGAAAGCCTGCAACCGATAAAACTAACGCTTATGCTGATGAACCCGTAATTAAGAGCAAAAAAGACTACACACGGGCCAAGTGGCAAATAGACGCACACGGATTTACACGCTCCTCAGGTAACCGTTGTTTAAAGCCTGAAGAGTTGGCTAAACTACCTCACGATAGCATATTCCAAGAGTATAAGCGTTTTTCGTTGGAAACAATCTATAATCACGATTTCAATGTAAAAATAGCCGAAACATTAGACCTACACGGCAAATTGCCCACCTCGTTTATGCTTTTACAGCCTCAAAGCTGGAGTGATGAAGTGTGGACGGATGTAACCCGTATGCTTACCCTAAACGGATCACAGTGGAGCAAAGGAAAAGAGATGCATCTTTGCCCAATGCAGTTTGATATTGCCGACCGTGTAATTGAGCAGATGAGCAACAAGGGAGATGTAGTATTAGACCCCTTTGGAGGGCTAATGACAGTCCCCTATCGTGCAGTGCTTAAAGGTCGTTATGGAGTAGGTTTTGAACTCAATCCTCAATACTTTTTAGACGGAGCAATCTATTGCGAGGCAGCAAAACAAAAAGTAAGTATGCCTACACTTTTCGACCTTATAGACGAAGCAGAGGCAGCACAAAAACAAGCAGTCTAATATTTCATTCATTTGTCTCCCCTTGCATAGCGCAGGGCGTTGGTGAGGGGAGTTTTTTTAACACCTACATTATGGAAAGAGAAACATTTGTTTTTTACAAAGATTGGTTGAATGTTATTCGGGATTTGCCAAGTGAGGTTCAGTTGGAAGTTTATCAGGCTATTACGGAATATGCCATATATGGTAACTTGATTGAACTAAAACCACTTGCAAAAGTAGCATTCGGATTTGTAAAACAAACGATTGATAGGGATACACAAAAGTATGTATCAATCAAAGAAAAGAGAAAAGAAGCAGGAGCAAAAGGAGGAAGACCGCTGAAAACCAATGAATTAGAAGAAAGCAAAGAAAAGCAAAAAAACCAATTGGTTTTTGAAAAAAGCAAAAAAAGCAATTGCCCCCTTAATGTAAATGTAAATGATAATGTAAATGATTTATTTCAACAAACAAACAAACAAGCGGGTGCGCACGAAGAAAATCCTGAAACCGAAAAACAGCCCCTAAACGCTTACGAAGACTTCAAAGGAAACTTACCAGCACTCGAGGCTTGGTTCGCCAAACGTTGGAATGATGCTAAAAAACATTACAAGGCAGGAGTGATAGGCAAGGTAGCTATACTTGGACAGTCTAAGTTAAACCTCATTGATGTCGCTAAAACATACACCCAACGAGAGATTGATTTAGCCATCAAAGGCGTTTTCATTCAGAAAGAGATTTACCCACAGTTCACCCTATCGCCTGACAAAATGTTAGAAACAGACCATTTCAGCAAGTTTTATAACGCTGGACTAACAAATACTCAACTCTACAATGAAAGCCCACAGAAAGGGCAAAAAAGCAGCAAAAAAGGAGTGATACGCAACGTAGGCGACTTGTAGAATATAACTAACAACTAAAAACCGACAAAAATGAGCAAAAACACAATCGACTTAGACATCGCAATGCGTCGGCTTGCATACCTCGCCAAACGAAAAGGAAATGTCGATGATAAAGAAGCGTTCAACTCCGTACTGAAGTTTATCAATGCAACACAAGAATACCAGACAGAAAAGTACCCATTACTCTCAAGGTTATTCTGCTTTGTATTCCTAAATCGCTACTTATTCGCTAAAGAAAAGGACGAAAAAATAACAGCCAGCGGCATATTAGCACACGTGCATCAAATCGTTCAAAAACCCCTTGAATGGTGGATAGACGATATAGCCGAAAATACTAAGATGATGCGATACGAAACCGCTTATAAAGACTATAACGAAGCCCTAAGAGAAGCTAACAGAATAGCCGAAGCAAACAAAACACCAGCAGAGCAAACCACAAGCCTAAAAGACGAGTATCGCTCACAAGATATATCCCGCATTGTAGAGGCAAAAAACAACATCGTCAAAGAGCGAATGGCAGACTGCATCGCTGTTTTGCAAAAAGAGTACAAACGTGAAGATATAGAGTATTTTATCAAATCCGAAATCACTAAATTATTGCTATTATGTCGCTAAAAGTACAAGAAATTGAGGACGGTGTAGAGCTTTCTCCTTTCGATGATTTATGGTTCGCCCGCGAGTACGAAAAAGCATACATACCGCTCGATAAACCCCTCCCACCGCCCGAAACACTTATCAGCATCGGAGAGCATCAGTACAAAGGCAATTACTACCCTACAACAGTAATGACGGCAGGAAGTTTTAGCGTAATAGCCGCGCCAAGCAAGAGCAAAAAAACATTATTCAAAACGCAACTATGCGCTACCTACATCGGCGGAAATGCAGCCTATCGCTTTCCCCTACTACGCACCCATCGCAAAAGTGATGAGTATGTATTAGACTTCGATACCGAACAGTCCGACTACTACGCCCAACGTACTTTTAAAGGCGTTACTGAAGTAGTAGGTACGATATATCCCCAGTACCTAACCTTCAAGATATGCCACCTAACCGCTGAGGAGCGTGTCGCATTCATTGACAAAGCATTAGAGCGTTACAAGGGCAAAATGAAGATGGTGTTTATCGATGGTATAGCCGACCTTATGAATGATGTAAATAACCTCGAATGGAGTAACCAAATCGTACATAAACTTATCAAGTGGGCAGACCAGTATAAGATACACATCTGCACGATTATCCACGTAGCCTACGGAGTAACCAAAGCCACCGGACACTTAGGGAGTGCCGTAACCAAGAAAGCAGAAACAGTCTTTTTGCTCAAGCCTGATGAGAACAATAAGGATATAGTGGAAGTGTTGCCGCAATACACACGAGGCTACCCGTTTGAAGCCTTTAAGTTTATGGTAGATAGCAGCGACTTTACGATTTACCCTTATGATGAATTTACAGGCACAATGGCAAAACCAACGTACAACGTGCCAAGAATGCCCACACAAGAGCGGAGCAATAACGCAATACCCACCGCGTCGCCTAATGAAGCATTTGCAAAAAAAGAGCCTGAAGACGATGTACCATTTTAAACCGAACACAAAAACACCCAAAAATGAACAACAACAGATTTTTAACAGAACTCCGTGCAAGGGGCTTACAAGTTACCCCACAAGAAGCACGAACCCTAATGAATATCGCAATTGCCGAGCACGACAAAGCAGTCGTAATGCCCGTACTCAAGCGTGAGAAGATAGCCCATTACGCAATCCTTGCCCTATCGTATGCCGATAGCCTCAACGAACTAATGCACGGAATTGACGACAAAAAATTCAGCAGAGAATTTAAACGTTCATTCAGACAGCTTAAACACTTCAGCGGAGAAGCCGTGAAGCAGTTTAAGAAAACAATGAAAGACGACAAAGTGTTATTAGACGCCTTTGAGTCGTACTCTAACGACCTATCAGAAATGATATACCAGCATTTAGACGTAATTAACGAAAAGTATAAAGAACAATGAAACTCATAGACCTATTTAGCGGTATTGGGGGCTTTTCACTCGGATTTCAGCGGGCAGGCTACCAATTTACCGAGCACTATTTTAGTGAGATTGACAAACACGCAATAGCTAATTATAAATACAATTTTCCAAATGCAAAACACATCGGAGACATTACCACTATTCAGCCCGCAAACCTTGCAGGAGCAGATATTATTACCTTTGGCTCGCCTTGCTTTGTAAAAGGCACTAAAACTCTTACAAATAGAGGTTTTATAGATATTTCGGAGGTTTGTTTAAATGATAAAGTATTATCTCATACAGGAAAGTGGCAAAGCGTGACACAAATCAATGAAAGGATCCATAGTGGCTATATACACACTATTAGAATAGGAAAAGATACTGAACCTATAGTATGTACTCCTGAGCATCCTTTTCTTGTAGTGAAGAGAAATTTAAAATACAATTCTAAAAAAAGGAATTATGATATTTCCTGGACAGAACCTTTTTGGATTGAAGCAAAGGATATGAATGATGACCATTATGTTGTCGTGTCAAATCAACAAGAAAATATTGATTGTGACATTGATATTAACGAAGCGTACTTATTGGGATACTATTTAGCAGAAGGACACCTTGACAAGACCATAAGGAAAAGAGACAACAAACCTTTGTATAGAATATTTTTTAGCATGCATGAAAAAGAAAAGCAACACTTTGCTAACATCATAAATAAGATAAGTTACAAAGGACGTTTTAAAAACAAAATTAATATAAGTTATTATTTTAATGA